TTTTGCTCTAGTCTGCTTAAAATAATAGTTAGCAACATTTCTCATAGTTTTTGTGTCAAGGGGCGTAATATAAAACAAGGATATCACGCCCCTTTTTTAAGAAACCCCATGTCTTTATCTTAAGATAGCATTAATAATTATTTAAGTCAAGAATAATTTTTTTACCGGACTTTTTGCGGCGCTAAAGACGGCACTATTTCATTGATAAAATATATAATATTTTTTAAGTGCCTCGCCGATTTCAAGTTAAATAAAAAGCACCCTTTCGGGTGCGTTATAGGGAGAATCAAGGTGTATCCACAACTGGTGGAGTATCAACGACCGGGACAACATCCACAACTGGCGGAACTTCAACAACTTTTCCATCTTCAATCTTATAATTATCAGGATTACTACAATACTTAAAGAAATTCTGTGCATTTCCAAACATAGTTCTAGTTTCATCATCCAAATGTATAAACTTTCTTTCAATCTTAGCCTTCTCATTATGCCAATCTTCAAATGTCCAGTTAGACGTCTCATAATTTTCCATATCATAAACTGGCGTTCTTGGTGTAGCTCTAGAATTTACGAGCAACTGCTCAATTTCACACATAGACTTAAAACTTTGATCTGTTAAAGATTCATTATCATTTATTGTACCTATAGACTTAGGCCATGAACTTTTATCCCAATACTTAGCAAATTTCATTTTAACACCTCCTATATTCTACCTGCAAGAAGTGAAGGATCAGAAGTCACAGGCAATGGTCTAGTAGCTTTTATATCAAACCAAATATCCATAATAACATCTGGTTCATCAGGAGCAGAAAGAACTCTATCAATCGGAGTATGACACTCAATAAACTCAGCATTTAGCTTAGGAAGATTCTCAAATTTCTCTGACAAATGCCAAACATCCAAAGAACCAGCAACACCAGATCTCATTTTACCAGTAATCTTATTAATTCCTTCTCTTAATTCTCTATATCTCTCTTGATATCCGAAAACTTGCTCATTAGTAGCTTTATCAGCACTTAAGAAAATTTCTTTGTTGTAAACGGCTTGATCACCAAGATTCCAAAAGGCAGGGTTCATATAATCCCAACGAGAAGATTTATTAAACTTTCTAGCAACACCTTGCTGGTATGTAACATCAGCAGTGGCACAAGCAACAATCATGAATATACCATGCTCAACAGCTGAAACTTCACACAATTTAGAATTATTTTGACCTACTCCAATACCTGTTAAATTCCCTTGTGGCGACGTTGTATCAGTAGAAGAATTCTGCACTACAGGATTAACCAATATATCCGAAGTAGTAGAACCTAAAAACTGTGATCTACCAAGAAGAAAATCTGGACAAGTAACATTATAGTGCATTTTCACAAGTTCTGGATATCTCTCACCAGCTCTCGCATCTCTTTCAAGTAATACCTGTAAAGCACTAGCTTTTCTAAGAGCTTCTATTGTAACACCAGTAACATTAGACATATCAGCATAAAGATAAGTATCAACATCTTTAAATCCTCCACCAGCACTAGAAGTCCAAACGTCTCCCTCAGCAGCAACATTCAAATAAGAAGTAACACTTCTACCACTACCAGGAACACCCGCAAAATTAAGACGAGTTGAATTAGTACCTGTTTTAACAGAAGCATTACCAGTTAAAGGAATTTGAACGGCGTCACCAGATTGAGGATAAGGAAGACAAGAAGTAAAATAATCAAGTGGTTTTCCTTTTTTCAGTATTTTATAATTTACCAAAGTATCTTTATCTTCTGCTGGATCAGTAGAAAGATTATCACCAGAAAACTCTTTTAATGGCTCTTGAATCTCTGAAGCTCTAAACCAATCATTGAAAATCTTATTATATGCTCTAAATGGTAAAGCAGAAACAGAATAATCACAAGTTGTACCAGTAGGAGGACATCCAAGATAATCAGCTAAGCCACCAACCTTATTTTCAGCAACTTTCATATTAAGCTGAGGTACTAAGAAATCATTACTATCATCCTGCCAAGTCTTTTCACCCATAAAGTTTAAGAAATGTTTCCAAAGCAGTCTATTAGGCACCCAGAAACCAAAATACTTTAATTTTACGTTATCCATAACAGGAGCAACCAAAGGCATAATTCTACATACACTAGCCAAATCAACTTCAAAATGATCTCCCGGAGATAACTCTTCCCAATAAACAGGGTATAAATAATCAAAATCTATACAAGTCTTTAAACCTTCACTTAAGTTAAAAGTAGATTTAACACCTTTCGCCTGTGGTAATATATTACTATCAAGAATTACACTATTAGGCATTCTCATCTTAAAATTTGCATTACTCAATTAAAACACTCTCCTTCCGCCTCTAAAATATGGAACAAACTTCTGTTGATATAAAAAAGTCTTACTAAACTGAATTCGCCTAGCTCTATTTCTCCTCATGTTTATAAACCTCCTTTTTATCTATCTCTTTAATCGCTTTAACGCTTCTAATAATAAATTCACTAAAAGATAAACCAATTTCCTTTTCATTTATATAACCTCTACTCTTTAATTTCTTTAATGTAAAATATCCTACTACTAAATCTAATATGTCACCCATCATTTTCTCACCTTATCCTCATTAATATTATTCCTACTCTTAAATAAACCTTTTGCAGAATTCCAACCACTCCACATAAAATCAGTTAAATATCTAGTAGGATTAGAACGTAAATCTGATAACTTTTCACGAGACCTCAAAGTTGGATTAGCATTATACACAGATAACTCCCAATCCAACAACTGAACTTTTCTCTTAGCCTCTTCTGTAGACATCTTTATCCCTTTTTCATGAGCTTGATTCACTAAAATACGAGATTTAGCTTCAAGACTTCCAGCACGATTCAACTCTTGTATTGTCTTCTGAGTTAAAACACCTTGTCTTTGCAATTCAGCTTCAAGCCTTAATTTATCAGCCTTTACATCAAATATACTATTTTCCTGCTCCTGTGCTCTTGTAGATACTTCAACCGCTTTAGTCTCTGCTCTCTGTGTTTTAGCCTGTTCTGCCTGTAATTTAGCAGTACTCAAAGCAGTAATCCAACTAGGATCTATTTTATTAAGCTGTGCTTGACTACCAGACGGAGTGGATGCACCAGCTGAAGCATTTTCAACAGCTAATAAAGGATTTAATCCGGCATTCCTCAAATCAGCCATACGTCTACTTATAGAAGTATTAGACATCTCTTCTTGAAATTCTCTATTCCTAGAAGCTTCTTTTTTTGCTGAATTATTACCCAAAACAGTGCTCACTATTCCACCAACAGCACCAGCAACACCGCTCAAAAAGCCCATTTAATCACCTACTTTTTTTTAATCCATTCTATTATCTTCTTAATAGAAAACATTACAATCAAATACAAAATAACAAAACTAATAATCTGCCAAAACATGCTAATATCAATACTAATATCTTCCATATTAAATCACCTCTCATTTTTTAAGCCATTTAATAATCAGCCAAATAGAAAACATCATAATAACTAAACCAACACTAATACCAATAGCCACAAATATAACCTCCTATGGTAAATTTAAAAACATCTCAGCAACTTTATACAGAAATACAAAGCTAACACTTAAACCAAGTAATCCACTTAAATATTTAAACCAGTTTTCCAATACACATCACCTACCTATTTATATTTTTAAAAGATTCATAAATTTCACGACGAACTTTTCCATTCTCAACAGCTAACATATAGCGGTCATAAGCAGATACATAACCAGCAGATATCAACCTCCGTTTCTCTTCCAACAAATAACCTTCAATTCGCTCCTTATAAGCTAAATACAATTCTTGCATTAATAAATCATCACTATTTTCCGCATATTTAAGAAATGAACGTGGTATACCAACTTTTTGACCTCTAGTATCTAAAACATAGCCATTAGTCAATATTTGCTGATAATTATCCAAAAAGAAATCTAAACCTAGAATTTTCTTAGGATAAACAATATAAGGTTTTCTAACCAACTTACCATTTACCTTAAACTCATCTGTCTTAACTTCAGAAAATTTAGTTATATACTTAACCATATAAGGTGCAGTATGCTCATCTACATCACCAACATCAACAAAACCAGCTCCCCAAACATCTTCAAGCCATTTTGATTTATAACAATTATAACCCTTTTTAGACCTATAAAAGTATCTTAAATCGTCAGGTTTCCAACCAAATAATATCACATGAAAATGCGGACGTCCAGTTTTTTCTCCATATTCTCCAGCACAAAGATATTTAATCTTCTTAGTATATCCATGATACTCGAGACGCCTTCTGAGACGTTTCATAAACTTTTGAAAATAGGCATGATTAAGACTTCCATCTGGAAAAACCTCATCAATATGATCATCTGAGACTGTGAGAGTTAAAAAACATATTTCATTATAACTATATTTAGACAATTCATATCTAACACGCTGAGCCAACTGTGTACGCCATTTCTTTTTACACTCTGGACACTTACCACAAGGCACTATTATAGTATTTGTTAAACTACAAGTCTTAGGGTTATAAGTAAATACATACTTCTTCTCTTCAAGACTATAAAACAGCTCTAGGGGACTCATACACATCATAAATCACCTAAACCTGCAAATTAAAATCAGTACACAATCAAAAAAATCAATTCCTATTTCCATACAAAACTCCCATAACATTATATATTTTATTTATAATCAGGAAGTTTCTTTCTAAAATTATGAAAAATGTTCAATTAAATAACAAAATTTCAGAAAATTAACATTATATGTGGTTTAGTTATTTAAAGTAACATTGTAAAAATTATTTTAAATAATTTATGAGGAATTTTATAATAAAAAGAGATATCGGAAAATTATTATTAATTTTGTGGAGAAATTTTATTTTTCAGTGATATCTCTTTTTTATTTTTTCTATTAATTTAATTCTTATAAAAAGTCCT